GGATCAGCAGCGACGATCGCCAAAAGATGGATGGTCATTATAAACCAATGCCTTCCACCTGATGGACACCAGCTATCCTTCATACATGACGAACTAAATTATGAATGTTATAGGCGTGATTGTGAAGAACTAGCTAAATGGCTCGAGCTTGCAGCCAAATTAGCAGGCGAACATTACCACCTAAGATGCCCCATCGCAGCAGAAGCTAAGATTGGACAAACTTGGGCTGACGTACACTAAACCACCATGAACATACTAATAGATGCAGACTTCATAGTATATAAATGCTGTGCAGCCTGTGAAACAGAAATAGACTACGGGGAAGACGTTATATTTGTTACTTCTAACTTTAGTGAAGCTTATAAAGCTGTAACAACGGAGATTGACAAGATAACCTCTCATTTTGGCGGATTTGCAAAGCCAATACTCTTCTTTTCGGACACCAAAAATTTTAGGAAAAAAATTTCCCCAGATTACAAAGGTCATCGAAACAGAAAAAAGCCCTGTGGCTATAAACGGGTTATTTCTAGCCTTAAAATAGGATACAATGTAATTATTATGAAACAGTTGGAAGCTGACGATGCTATGGGCATCTACGCTACACAACACCCCGGTAATATTATTGTCTCACCTGACAAAGACATGAGACAGATACCCGGCAAACTATATGACCTCGAAACCTCTAAAGATATCACCGCTGAAGAGGGTGCTAAGTGGCACTTGATACAGACACTAGCTGGCGACCAGACTGATGGCTACAGTGGAGTACCGGGCATCGGAGTCAAGAGAGCAGAGACACTGTTCAATAAAGAAGGCTACAACTGGTCAACAGTTGTGAAAGCATTTACGGACAAAGGACTGACCGAAGACGACGCCCTTTTGAACGCAAGGCTTGCCAGAATACTTACCATAGATGACTATGATACCAAGCAACAAACGCCCAAACTCTGGACACCCGAAGAAACCTATTCAGTTAACACTGGAACAGGACTTCAAGATGAGAGTGATTGAAGATAATTTACGTAAACATTATGATAAGAAGGAGGACGTTGTGACTGTCTTCCTTGCTTTACAAAGACAAAACTTCGCATTAACTAATGCACTCAAAGACCTAATAGAAAACAGTATTATTATTTAAAATGCCAGAACTAATCTCCCGCACTGGACGGGTACAGTCTTGGATTGATGACCCTCAGTCAAGACTTCCTGTATCATGCACAACCTTCGTTGTTGAAGACAGCATGGAAGGTCCAAACGGCATCGAAGCTAGCTGGAGGTTCGCAAGTCATGCACTAAGATTTGGTGCAGGCTGTGCAATCCACCTGTCTAAGCTAAGACCAGCCGGACACGAAAATGACAAAGGACTTGTGGCTACCGGCCCAGTCAGCTTTGGTAAAATATATTCAGCTCTAAATGAAACCTTGAGAAGAGGTGGAGCATACAAAAATGGAGCCATCGTACTCCATCTAGATCTATCACACCCAGATGTGGTAGACTTTATAACAGCAACAAGATCCGAGTTACCTTGGGTCAAGAGATGTGTCGACATCGACGATGAGATGTGGGCATTTGCAGATCAAGATACAAAGGACGCACTTATTTATGGAATCAAATCAGGAGACATCTGGCTCAACAAAATCAAACACGACCCCAATACCGGGGAGCGTATCTATGGGAACGTCTGCCTTGAAGTATACTTGCCCTCACGTGGAACTTGCTTGCTACAGCATGTCAATCTCGGTTCCTGTACACTCGACAACCTACAAGAGGCTTTCGTATCAGGCATGTCCGAGTTGTGCGATCTCCATAGTAGGACAGGCGTTGGAGAATCTGGAGAGTACCTTGCCCCCGAAGTCGACAGACAAGTTGGGCTCGGAGTGCTCGGTCTTGCAAACTTCCTCAGAAGATACAACATCAGCTACGCAGACTTCGGAGAAGCCCTCCGTCTTGTCAACAAAGGATATAGTGCAACCAACGAAGCCGGTATCGCAGCTGTTGCGTTGGACAGAGCGATTTTTGAAGCAGCACAAGTAGCACATAATAATAATATGGTAAGGGCGTTCGCTATTGCACCCACTGCCAGCTGTAGCTATCGCAGTAGAGACCTAGACGGCTTTACATGCACACCCGAGATAGCACCACCAATAGCAAGGATGGTTGACAGAGACTCCGGCGAGTTCGGAGTAGAGAGAGTTAACTATGGCGACGTTGAGATAGCAAGTGAAGTAGGATGGGACGCATACAAGCGTGTAGCAGACGAAATCATGACGATGCTCGATAGGACAGGATTGCTTCATGGCTACAGCTTTAACAGCTGGAGTGATGTAATTACATACAACGAAGCATTTATAGAGGAGTGGCTAGGAAGCTCACAAACCTCTTTATACTATTCTCTCCAAGTTATGGGCGATGTACAGGATAAGTCTGACGCTTACGCAGCACTAGCAGATACTGACATTGACAGTTACTTGGAAAACATACTAAATGATAACAAGATTAAATGTGACTGCGAACAATGAACCCCTACATAAAATTACAAAACAGAAAAAGAACATGGACACCAGTCCAACCTACAAAAGGAGTATTGAAAGAAGGTGCTGAAGAAACCATCAAGCGTGCACTCGCAATACGTCATATGGAGCTACCAGTTGGAGAATTTATTTCTCAGGGACTGGAGAAAGAAGTCCCGGAAGCAGCGAGGACACTTCTTGAGTCAAACGTACAAGATGAGATTAAACATGATCTCGCTCTGGGCTTCATTGTTGACGCCCATGGGGCTGATCTCAAGTCTGAGCTCGAAGCTAAGAGGTTAAGAGATGCTTGGATTGCACACCCTGACCACACTATCACAAAGGCACTCGTTGCAGAGCGAGCTATATTCTTTGTTCTATTACCTATGTTTCGCTTTCTTGGTGACGCTGCTCTCAGAACAGTATCAGCTGATATATCCAGAGATGAACAGATACACGTTGCGACAAATAGTCTCGTATGTACTGAGCTGGGTCTTGTTCCTAGCACTTCTTTGGATAAGCTTCGGAAGGCAACTATACAATGGGTATTACAACCCCTAAGAGAGAACCACACTGATAAATATTTAGCGAAAAAATTTTGGCTGGATGCGAGCGATCAGTTAATGTATCAGGGCAAAGCCCCGCAGTTCTCAGAAACAAAAGCAGCTCGTATGCCAGCGTTCTTTGAACATGCAAACACAAACCTCCCACAATATGCTTGAGTCCATCATCGGACCAACCATTAGTTCTATACAAGTAGAGCTAGAAGAAAACTTCCCACCCGTTAATCCACATCCGAAGCAGAGCATCGGCGAAGTCATGTACTTAGCCGGTCAACGCTCGGTGGTCGAGTGGTATAACAAGAGAGTAGCTAAGGATGAGAATTGAAGAGATACATCCATGGCAGTTGCCAAATGTCTGGCACATTTTAAGACCTTTAATAGACAAGGCACTAGATCATAGTCTCGGTGAACGGTTAGCATCAGATATGCTCGAACAATTAATGAACGACGAGCTCTGGTTGCTGACTGGCATCGACGAACAAGGGGACTTGGCTGGAGTGTTAGTAGCTGAAGAGATAGTACATGCTCAGAAGAAAGAGTTGTATGTACATGCTTGGGCTACCGTAACTGGCTATGGTTTTGATGACTGGGTAGAACTCTTTGAAGAGTCACTGGAAGATATAGGACACCGATCTGGATGTCATTATATATCTACTACATGTCGTAAAGGACTAGCTAAGAAAATGACAACAAAACGTGGATGGGATAATTCTTATTCCGTCATAACTAAACCTATATAAAAGGAGAAAACAAATGGGTGGTGGTGGAAAGAAAGGCGGTAAGAAGAAGAGTAAGAAAAAGTTAACAGGCAAAGCTAAGTTAGCTAGCTTAGGTCGAGCTCCCAAGTCTGCCCTTGGAAAAACTAAAGCTCAAAAACAATTTGCAGCTAACAAAGCTAAGTATGGTGGTACAGCATCAGCTGCCAAAGCTAACAAAGCTGCTGGTAAACAAGCAGCAGCCGCACGTCATACTAAGTACAAGCAAACCGGGGTGCAAACTTTCGGTGGTAAGAAGACTTCCTTTACTGCAAAAGAAAAGGCAAACATAACCAAAGCAGGCTACAGTGTAGATGGATACTCACAGGCTCCGGCCAAGAGTGATACTCAGCTACAGGTAGACAGAGATAACAAGCTGTATGGTAACACAGCACCAGTTGGTGGTTTTAACATCAGTGAAGAAGGACAGAAAGTAGCAGCCGCACAACTATCAGAAAAGAAATTAGCTAACAAAGAGTTAGCAAGACTAGAAAAAGTAGATCCCGGCACAGCTAACTATATAAAAAGTTTAGCTCCTAACATACAAACCGATGCGTTGATAGGTGGACGAACACAGGCTCCCGGTGTAGAACTAGGCATAGGTCTTGGCACTATCATTGGAGGTAAGATGCTTCTAGGTGGAGGTCTCTTAGGAAGCTTAAAAGGGCTCGCTTTTGGAGGAGCTAAAAAAGGTCTAGGTTATAAGGGTACACAGGTAGGCTTTACTGGCATGGGCAAGAAAGGCTTTGATGCTATTTCAGCTGGAGCTAAGTACAAACCGGGCACGTTTAAATTATTTGGTAAAACATTTAACAAGCCACAGATATTAGGTGGAGGTAAAGCTTACTCATCACCTAAAGCAGCTAAAGGTCCATTCTATAATCCCGGTGCTGGTAATTACTCAGGCACACAAGGATCACTTGGTGGCACACAGACACCCGGTGGTGTAATATCATCTATTGTATCTGGTAAAGCACCACGAATAGGTTTTCTAGAAAAGCAAGCAGCAGTAAGCCCCGGCATGTTTGACAAGGGTGTAACTCTTGCTAACAAAATATCACAAGGAGCATATGGTAAGAGCACACTAGCTAATGTTTTCCGATCCCAGATGAATACAGGTATAGCACCCGGCGGTGGTATAGGTAGTAATATAACTGGTGCTAATTTAGGTAAACTCGGTATAGTATCAGCTGGTGGATTGAACCTCGGTGGTGGTAGTGGCAGTGGTGTAGATAGTGGAGAACCTACAGGTAGTGGTACAGGTAGAACTGTTGTAACTACTGACAAAGATACAAACATTAGTTATGATGCTAAAGGAATAGCTAAGGATGCGTTTTTAGGACTAGCTGACGCAGCTACCTTTAACAAGTTTGACTTTGACAATCTAGGCAGACCCGGTGACAATAAAACATTTACACAAAAGTTTGAGACATTTAAAAAAAGTCCATTACAACAGGCTATTATATCTAAACAACTAGGCATAGATGCCAAGCGTCTTATAAACGATAGTGAGTCAGCAGCTAAATCATTATTCAGTAACTACATAGGAGACATTGATGCTTCTACTAAGAAGGGAGTACGTCAACCTATTGCTAAGTTCTTGAAGGATGTAGGAAGCGATGATGCAACAGCAATGGCTGGTAGAGCTATAGATGCTTTTGGTTATGATGATGAAAACTTTAGCAATGAGCCTAACAAGCTTACAAAAATGCTTCAATTTACTGGTCTACCACAGTTTAGTGAGGAGAACGTACAAGATATACGACACACTCTTAACAAAGATGTAACAAAAGAGACTGGCATACAAGGTAAGTCAATACTAAAGAACGTACCTTACACCCAAGCTCTTGGATTTGCTAACAGAATAGTCTCTGGTAAGTTATCAGATTCTACAGGAGAAGCGATGAATCAGTTAGGTATGCAGAACGTAGGTGGTATTGATGATGCAATCAATCTTGGTATGCAGATCAACACTAACAAAAACTTAGAAGGTACGATAGCTAACAAACGATTCGGAGAACTAGATAATTTAATTCAGAAATATGGTCCGGGTAAAGGACAGATACCTACACTCCCATCTATCATCAAAGGTATTGGTGGTTCACTAGGAGCCACAGGTGGAGGAACTACTCCATTACAGATACAAGGTGGTAGTAATATGACTGCTACTTTACCAACAACTAACCAACAAAAACTCGCATCAGTATTACCTGTGTCTACTACACAGACAGGTACAGATTCTAGTAACTTGTCAAAGATTATGCAAAACGCATACACTAATCAGATGAGTTTGTATGGTATGAACCCTAATTACTTTGCTCAGTTTATGATGCAGAAATCAAAACGCCCATTGAAAAAATTTAAACAAGTATTTAATAGAAATTATTTTTAAACCATGACAGCAAAATCTAGGTATGATAATTTATCCAGTGATCGTTCCCAGTTTTTGACCGAAGCAGAAGACGCAACTAAACTTACACTCCCATATCTTATCCGTGGTCACGAAGAGTACCAGAAAGGTATGAAGCAACTGAAGACACCTTGGCAGTCCGTGGGGGCTAAAGGGGTGGTAGCCTTAGCATCAAAGCTATCGCTATCACTCGTCCCTCCACAGACTAGCTTCTTTAAGTTACAGCTAGATGAATCCCAGTTAGGAGAACAGTTTGGTCCGGAAATAAAATCAGAACTTGACTTATCCTTTGCAAAGATAGAGCGTACTATTCTTGACGCTATCGCTGCATCAGATGATCGTGTAGTAATACACCAAGCATTACAACATCTAGTTGTAGGTGGTAATGCTCTTATCTTTATGGGCAAGACAGGACTGAAGTTATATCCTCTTAATCGCTACGTGATAGAACGAGATGGTAACGGCGACGTGATTGAAATTATCACAAAAGAAAGGATCAACAAAGATCTTATCCCTTCCTACTACGAGATCATGCCAAAGAGAATGATAACAGATCAGGACGAAGAGGAAGAGGAATGTGATGTCTTCACGCATTGTAAGCGTGACAACAACAGATTTGTTTGGCATCAAGAGGTACACGATAAACAGATACCCGGGTCACAAGGTAAGTCACCAGTCGATACTACACCATGGCTACCACTACGATTTAATACAGTAGACGGAGAAGCATATGGTAGAGGTAGAGTCGGACAGTTCATCGGAGATCTCAAGTCTCTCGAAGCATTGTCACAGGCTATAGTAGAAGGTAGTGCAGCAGCAGCTAAGGTTGTATTTACTGTATCACCATCATCTACAACTAAACCTCAGACGCTAGCAGCAGCTGGCAACGGTGCTATCGTACAAGGTAGACCTGATGACATAGGTGTAATACAAGTCGGTAAGACAGCTGATTTCGCTACGGCGTTACAGCACATGCAGACACTTGAGAAGCGGTTGAACGAAGCGTTCCTGATTCTGTCAGTTAGGCAGTCAGAGAGAACCACAGCTGAAGAGGTACGCATGACACAGATGGAACTAGAGCAACAGCTTGGCGGATTATTCGGGTTGCTCACTGTAGAGTTCCTAGTACCATATCTAAATAGAAAGCTTAGTATCTTCCAGAAAACAGGAGAGATACCACGCTTACCAAAAGGCATGGTCAAACCTATCATCGTAGCTGGTATAAATAGTCTAGGCAGAGGACAAGATGCAGCAGCACTTGCTCAGTTCTTACAGACTATAGCTCAGACAATGGGACCAGAAGCGATAGGACAATATATAAATCCAGAAGAAGTAGTCAAGAGACTTGCAGCTGCACAGGGTATAGATGTACTCAATCTTGTGAAGAGTATGGAAGAAGTACAACAGAAAGAGCAGCAAGAGATGGCACAACAAGCTGAGATGGAAGCTATACGTGCTACACCAGCATTGATGAAATCACCAGCCCTTGATCCTACTAAGAATCCACAACTTGCAGCTACTATACAAGCAGCACAGCAAGGACAACAACAAGAACAACAACCACCTCAACAATAATGGCAGAAACACTAACTATGGAGTCCAAGGTCGAAACAACAAGTATCGACAATCTCTCAGCAGAAGAGCAAGACTCTCTACAAGTTGGTGAGAAGATGGAGCAAGCTCAAGAACAACTACTAGCAGGCAAGTATAAAAATGCTGAAGAGCTAGAGAAAGGTTATCTTGAGCTGCAACAAAAACTCAGCAACAACAAAGAAGAAGAAGCACCAGCCGAAGAGCAGGCTGAACAAACAGAAGAAGCAGAGCAAACTGTACTAGATAGAATCTGGGAAGAAGCTACATCACGAGAAGAGTTTAGCCCAGAACTAACAGAAGAAATTAGCAAGATGAGTTCTACTGAGCTAGCTAATATGTATCTAGATTACAGACAAAACCAAGAAGCAGAACCTCAAGAAGGAGGACGTGACTTTTCTACAGAAGAGATCACACAACTTAAAGGTATTGTAGGTGGTGATGCTAACTACACAAACATGATAGACTGGGCACAGAAATCTCTGAACGAACAAGAGGTACAGATGTTTGATGCTGTCATGCAGAAAGGAGATCCACTAGCTGCCTTCTTTGCTGTTAGATCTTTAGCATACGCATACAATGATGCAATAGGATATGATGGCAACATGGTACAAGGTAAAGCACCTAAACAAAGTAACGATCAGTTCCGTAGTCAAGCAGAAGTTGTAGCTGCTATGGCAGATTCACGTTACGAAAACGATCCAGCATATCGTAGAGATATAATGGACAAACTTGAAAGATCACCAAACGTAAATTTCTAATGCCAAACGTAAACGGAAAGAAGTATCCCTACACCAAAGCAGGGATGAAAGCAGCAAAGACAGCTGCTAAAAAAACTGGAAAAAAAATTAAGAAAAAGTATTAATTATGGCTAGAGGCGATAGTATCAATAGTCTGCTCCAGATGCAAGCATACCGCAGAGCAGAGATGGAAGGACAGATAGCAAAGCGTGATGTCTACGGAGAAACAAAAGCTTTCGTAGAACAGTGGAGAAAAAGTAATGGACTAGAAGGTACTAAAGCCTTACCTAATCGTAATGAAGTACCATTCCAGTGGATGTTACCTTTCTTAGATAAGGTAGAGACAGAGGATACAAAGTCTAGTCCTATGGCAAATCAAGGTATGATGATAGCTGGAACTCCAAACTTTCCCGGAGGTGGATACACTACTACAAGTGGAGCCTTCGTAGATTTAAGTGGAGAAGCTTACTATCTTGATAATGGAGAGTTGATACCAGAAGGAGGATACGACCCTGCTTTACATGGAGATCTGATTCCCGGCGGAGGTCCCGGAACAGATCGAGTTATGAATGAAACAAATGATAATAACTCTATGATGATAGCTACACATGATAAACCCGGAGTCGGTAGAAACTCACCACCAGCTAGTTCTGGTGACAACCTAGCTCCTGACTGGTTGATTGATTACATGAATCGAAAGGACGAGAACTTACTTCAAGTTCAAGATAGATTAAGAAGAGTGTAATGGCACGTAAGAAAAGAGTCCGTAAAAGAAACGTCTCCCTTAGAATTGGTAAACACAAGAGTCGAAAGGGAGGACTCACAGCAGCCGGTAGAAAAAAATACAATCGGGCTACCGGCTCCAACCTCAAGGCTCCACAGCCCGGAGGTGGTCCACGCAAACGCTCGTTCTGTGCTCGCTTTAGAGGCATGAAGGGTCCGATGAGAAAGAACGGCAAGCCTACACGTAAGGCACTTGCTATGCGACGATGGAAATGCTAATGGCATACAAAAAGAAAACCAAAAAGAGCAGCAAGTGTGGCTGCAAACACGGAGGCAAAAAACGCTAATGGCTAAGAGAGGCTTGTACGCAAACATACACGCCAAGAGAAAGCGGATCGCCGCTGGCTCTGGCGAAAAGATGAGGAAACCCGGATCAAAGGGTGCTCCCACAAAAGCTAACTTTGTAAGATCTGCAAAGACAGCTAAACCATATAAAAAGAAAAAATGATTACTACCGATATTGATGGTAGAGAAAACATCTACCCAAACGAACCCCCTATACAATTATTACCACAAAGAAAACTAATGTCACCAGAAGCAGAAAGATTTAATGGCTGGGCAGCAATGCTCGGATTCGTAGCAGCTGTAGGAGCCTACGCAACAACAGGACAAATCATACCCGGAGTATTCTAATGGCAGCTATCTCTGTAACAAGAGGTACTAGCACTAGCAACTGGGAAAGATTTTGCCAATGGGTTACAAGTACAGAGAACCGCCTATATGTAGGTTGGTTTGGTGTGCTAATGATCCCTTGCTTATTAGCAGCAACAACTTGTTTTATACTCGCCTTCATCGCAGCACCGCCTGTAGACATAGACGGCATACGTGAGCCTGTTTCTGGCTCGTTAATATACGGAAACAATATTATATCAGGAGCAGTCGTCCCCTCCTCAAACGCAATCGGACTACATTTTTATCCAATTTGGGAAGCCGGAACCATGGACGAATGGTTATATAATGGCGGACCATACCAACTCGTTGTCTTCCACTTCTTAATCGGAGTAGCAGCTTATGCTGGTAGACAGTGGGAACTATCATACAGACTTGGCATGAGACCTTGGATCTTTGTTGCATATACTGCACCACTATCCGCAGCTCTTGCAGTCTTTCTTGTCTACCCATTCGGTCAGGGTTCATTCTCTGACGGCATGCCCCTAGGTATCAGTGGAACATTTAACTTCATGTTTGTCTTCCAAGCGGAGCACAACATCCTTATGCACCCCTTTCATATGCTCGGAGTTGCGGGCGTGTTTGGTGGTTCTTTGTTTAGTGCTATGCACGGAAGCCTTGTTACTTCCTCAATCCTTCGGGAGACCACGGAAGAAGTTTCACAGAACTATGGTTACAAGTTTGGTCAAGACGAGGAAACATATAACATTGTAGCTGCACATGGCTACTTTGGTAGACTTATATTTCAATATGCCTCTTTTAATAATTCTCGTAGCTTACATTTCTTTTTGGCTACTTGGCCCGTGGTTGGCATATGGCTCACCTCGATGGGAATTTGCACCATGGCTTTCAACCTTAACGGTTTTAACTTTAATCAGTCCGTCGTTGACGTTAACGGCAAGATCATACCTACTTGGGCTGACGTATTAAACAGAGCTAACTTAGGCTTTGAAGTAATGCACGAGCGTAATGCTCACAACTTCCCACTTGACTTAGCATCAGCTGAGTCTACAAACGTAGCTTTAACTGCACCACAAATAGCATAACCCCGACGTCCGTTCATCGCTTATGCGACGCATGTCATCTAGTCATGGAACGGGGGCTAGGTATCGGAGGAAGCTATGACAGTAACTTACGTTTACCGTGGTGTTACATATACTAAACTTGTTAAGTAATGGCACATCAAAGCTCGGTTATGAGAGCAGCAATCACAAGGTTTGAACCTGAGACATACCCTGCTCCAGAACCAGAAAATAAAACTGAAGAAAAGAAAGAAGATGCTCAACTAGAGACTCCTTCTTACTAAACAGCCGGGGAGCACCTCAGAGTCGGACTCCCCTGCCATTGGCATTTGCCCTCCACGGAGGATACCTCATGCCGTCTAGACGGTGGGATAGACCACAAAAAAATCTCGAGAAAAATTAGTACTAAGCAATATCAATCTTTACTAATCCATATCAATGGCTCAACAGAATAGTACTCTGACTACCGCACTTACACGTCCGGGTCAGAAGAATAGCACAGGCAACGCCCGTGAACTTTATTTAAAGCTGTTCAGTGGAGAGATGTTTAAAGGCTTCCAGCACAATGCAATCGCTAGAGACCTTGTAATGAAGAGAACACTTACAAACGGTAAGAGTCTTCAGTTCATCTACACTGGACACACAAAAGCCGAGTACCATGTACCCGGAAACAGCATTCTTGGTAACACCGATGGTGCACCACCAGTTGCTGAGAAGACCATCACTATTGATGACCTTCTAATCTCTAGTGCTTTCGTTTATGAACTTGACGAAACACTTGCTCACTACGAATTACGTGGTGAAATTTCCAAGAAGATTGGATATGCTCTTGCACAAAAATATGATAGACTAATCTTTAGAGCTATCGCTAAAGGTGCTAGACAAGCTTCTCCAATCACTAAAACAGGCTTTGTCGAGCCCGGCGGAACACAGATCAGAGTTGGTACAAACAACCAAGCATCTGACGCATACGTTCCAGCTTCTCTAATAGCAGCCTTCTATGATGCAGCTGCTGCTCTTGACGAGAAAGGAGTAAGCTCTGAAGGACGTGTTGCTGTGTTGAACCCAAGACAGTACTACGAATTAATACAAGGTGTTGGTTCTAACGGTCTTATCAACAGAGACGAGCAAGGTGGTGCGTTACAGTCAGGTAACGGAATCATTGAAATTGCAGGCATCAAGATCTACAAGTCAATGAACATTCCATTCTTTGGCTCATACGGTACTAAGTATGGTTCTGCATCTGCAACAAACCCCGGTGTAACAAGCCCCGGAAACGTAGGAACATTCGTTGGTGAAACAGCAGAAGACGGTAGAGCTTCTGTAACTGGTATCAACAACAACTACGGTAATGCTACAGACTTCGCTAACAGCTGCGGACTAATCTTCCAGAAGGAAGCCGCTGGTGTTGTAGAGTCAATCGGACCACAGGTTCAGATCACATCTGGAGATGTATCCGTAGTATACCAAGGTGATGTAATCCTAGGTAGACTCGCAATGGGAGCAGACTTCTTAAACCCTGCTGCTTGCGTAGAGCTAATTGCTGGTGCTGCTACTGGATCTACAGGTAATGCTGCATTCGGTACAACATACCCAGACAACGCTTAATTTTTATTTTTTATATGGGGCTTGGAGGTGTACCCTCCCCCCCTTTTTTTTTATTAACTATGCCTTTTCCAACCACAAATGCAGCTCAAGAGTTGCCAGCTATAAATCAAATACTTACATCCTGTGGTCAGGCTCCTGTAACTACACTAGACCAAACCAACCCGGAAGTTGCGATTGCCTATGATACACTGTTACAGGTGTCAAGGGAGGTACAATCCGAAGGATGGACATTTAACAAGGAGTATCACTACGAGTTTAACAAAGATGTTAATGATGAAATACTCATACCAAATAATGTAATACAAATCAAACTTACAGAGAATGCACAGAACTCACCCTACCACGCTATACGTAGGAGTGGTAAATTATATGACAGACAAAACCATACATACAAATGGACATACAGTCCTATTGAATGTGATGTAGTCTGGGAGTTTGACTTTATAGATTTACCAGAACCCATACAAAACTTTGTAAAAGCCAGAGCATCTACATTAGTATCTGGCAGAATAGTAGGAGACGACGACCAGTACAAACGACTCAGAGCACAGGAGCAAGAAGCAAGAGCTACAGCTTTAGAGTATGAAACTAGCCAAGGGCAGTTTACTATGTTTGGTCATCCACAAGACGCCCAGAACTTCTACCAAAGCTATCAACCATTTCATGCTTTACAACGATAATGCCAGCAGTTACTCAGCGAGTTGACGATTATCTTGGTGGAGTATCTAGACAATCTGATGATAAGAAACTTCCCGGTCAAGTCGAGGAGTGTATCAACGGCTATCCTGATCCAACCTTCGGTCTTACCAAAAGACCGGGGTTTCAGCACATAGGAAATCTAGGTACTGGCACTACATATGACAACTCTAAGTGGTTCTTTATATCTAGAACCGATACAGAAAAATATATAGGCTGTATTACACCAGCGTCAGGAGGCTCTACAGGAGCCATTGCTATATGGAACACTGAAACCTTTGCAGCCGCTACTATTACGTACGGTACAGGGGCACAGGCGTATCTTACAGGAACACGTACAGACTATGACATACTGACTATACAAGATAAATCTATAATTACAAATAAAACTACAACAGTAGCTAAGTTAGCTGACCCCGGTTTTAACAGTAATAGACAAGGTACAATTAGAATCACTGGTGTGTCTAATGATACTACATATAATATTAGTGTAGCTGGACAAGCTATAACTGCATACACATCACCTAACAATGCAACCTACGATACAGTTTTAACAGAACTTAAAAGTAGAATAGATGGATTAAACATATCTAACTTAACCGTAACCAAACTAAAAGATAGTCTACGTCTAGTACGTACAGGCACTTCGTTCTCGCTGACTGGTTCTGCTGGTGCTTTTAATAATCAGCTAAACGTATTTCAAGATCAAGTTGCTAGTCTAGATGAGTTACCAGCAGAAACAGTACATAACCACACTGTTAAGGTTGTTAACTCTGGTGCACTTACATCATCATACTTTTTAAAATATGTAGCTAACAACAGTACATCTGGACCGGGTTACTACGAAGAGACATTATCTCCTGAGAAATCTACAGGGCTTGATAATTCTACTATGCCACATGAGCTAGTAAACACAGGTGTTAATGCGTTTACATTTCAACGTATAACATATGCTGCTAGAGCTGTAGGTGATGATGAGACTAACTCACACCCATCATTTGTAGGACAGAAAATAACTCAGTCTTTTTTTCACAACAACAGACTAGGTTTCTTATCTGGTGACACAGTATCCATGAGTCAGTCAGCTAAGTTTTTTAATTTTTATCATACATCTGCACAGACAGTTACAGACTCAGATCCTATTGATATTAGTGCAAGTACAGTTAAGCCTGTTGCACTTCATAGTGTAATACCATCTACTCAGGGTCTAGTACTATTTAGTGCTAATCAACAGTTTCTTATGGGAGCTGGGGATGGTATACTAACACCAGCTAAAACAGTTATACGCACCATAGCTAACTATGAGATGGATACTGTTATTAGTCCTGTAGATACTGGTACTACAATTAACTTTATCAGTAAGACACCTAGTTATACTCGTGTCTTCGCTATGGTTACACGTGGAGAAAACGAAAACCCACAGGTAGCTGACATTGGTAGAGTTGTAAACGAATGGATACCATCTACAGTTGATACATTAATCTCTAGTGCTCAAAACCAGTTTATTGCGTTCTCAGGACAGAGTACAAGATACATATATTTCTTTAGACAGTATGCAGAAGGTAAAGATATTAAACTACAGACATGGTTTAACTGGCTTGCACCCGGTAATGTACAAACTATAGCTACAGATTCTGACGAATTTTTTGCTGTAACTAAACAGGGCGGACAGTTCACACTTAGTAAAGCTAGCTTGAGTCAGAGTCCTGACGATGCTATTATTGTTAATAATGATGGTCAAAGACTAAATCCATGTATAGACTTATATGCTACAGCTAGCTCTGTTACATTTGACACAGCTGGTAACTTTAGTAAATGTTTTATACCATACAATGATGCTACTAACCTGACACCTGTGATAGTAATTAAAGGTACTACAGCTACAGGTCAGTTTATTGAATCTGGATTTACTATATCTCCAGAGCGTGTAGTAGAGAGTGGTAACACATATTTTAAAGTACCGTTTAAAGATCTTAGAAGTGTACAAAATGATGTTATAGTAGGATATAAGTTTGACTTTGATGTTATACTACCTAAAACTTACTACAAGATAGACGATGATATGAAACGTAGTGACTTTACTGCTAATCTTACAATAGCTCGTATGAAGTTTGCTGTAGGTTTATCAGGAGTTATGGGTTTTAAATTAAGATCTAAAGGTATACGTCAGGGTAAGAAAGAATATACAGGTGATGGGTCTACTACAGTATATCCTTGGACTAATGAGGATATAAATTATATAGATGATGACCAGATAAAAGTAACAATAAACAATGTAGAAACTACAGCGTTTACAGTTGACAGAACTGGTGCATTACCTAAGATTACATTCAGCTCTGCACCCGCAGATAAATCTTCTATACTTATATTTATTGATGAGTGGTATAATCTAAATCCAGTTATCATGGCAGACAACTATCTAGCTAATGATATTGCTGTGTCAGATCATACTATATTCTCATTACCTATACACCAGAAAACAGATAATTTTACATTGCGATTATTTAATGATTCGCCATTCCCAGTCTCTCTAAACTCTATGATGTGGGAAGGAATATACTCACCTAGATTTTACAGGAGAACTTAATTATGTTATGGTTAGCACCAGTTGTAGGTGCTGCTGTTGGGCTGTACGGAGCTAAGAAAAGCTCTGATGCAGCTAAACAGGCACAATCTGATCGCAACAATGCGGTAGGTGCACAGTACGAATACGATAAACAAGCATGGCAGATGCAAAAAGATGCTGCTATTGCTGATCGTGAATTTGCTGTACAAGAAATAGAACAGCGAGCTAAGAACGAAGGACAGCTTGCAGCTTATAAAGATGCACAAAATGCACAGAGCTATAATTACAATCTTCAGATACGTAATCAACAGCAAGAAACAAATGAAAAGATGTATCGCAAGTCTGAAGATATATACTTTAATCAGCTTGGTGTAAACGCATTAGAAGAACGTGATGCAAGACTTAATGAAAGACGTCAGTTACAAGAGATAACTACACAAAACTTATACGAACAAAATGATGCAATGTTAGAAGCTATGCAAGCAGAAGGTACAATCCGAGCACGGGGTGTTACTGGTCGAACTGCTGACAAGCTTACATCAGCAGCTTTATTACAAGCTGGAACTAAAATGACATTGCTAGACCTGTCTTTGGACAGTGCTACACAAGAAGCAAACAGCACAATACGAGCCATCGGAAGAGAGCGAGTTGTGTCTGACCTAAATGCTTATGCAGCTAAAATGTTAGATCCCGGTGTATTACCTATGCCGATACAACCATTACCTACACCACAAGCACAGTTCATGTACCCACGAGTATACGGAGACTATGACTTTGGACCAGAGCCTATTGAAGGAGCTATGATATCTCCATCAGCAGCGGCAGCACAGGTATGGGGTACAAGTTTAACTAGCCTAGCTGGAGCAGCAACAGGTGTTGTATCAGCCTTTACTCCTAAAATATAAATAATGGCATTATCAAAAAACTACAAGAGGTACGCCTCTGGTGGTAGAAATCGTAATCTAAGAATGGATGATGGCTTACGAGCCATGCAAGAGCAAAGTGACAGAAAAGTACAAGCTCTTAGGGGACTGGAAGAACAGAACCGAATCCAATCTAGACAACGTATTTCCGATCTAGAAAGCAAAGAATCAAAAGAAGCAAACAACAGAAAGCTACTTAACGAGATAGAGGTACAGAAACCTCGTCAGCTACGTGAAAAAGCTATCAAGCAAAACGCTGAAGTTAGAATTAAGAATCACGAAAGGCAAGCAGCAGAGAATCAAAAGCTATCTCAAGTATGGGCTGGCTTGTCTCCTACCCTAGCTAAGAGTTTTGCAGGGTTAGTAGAACAGTCAGAGCTATACATGGCAAAGACTGGAGCTATAGATGACTTTAATAAATTAATAGAAACTGGCAAACTATCTGAGATAAATAAACTTCATAGTAATCTTAAGAGTCAAGCTAACTCTCAGGAGTTAATGAATCTACGCTATCAAAGATATGCGAATCAGGATAAACCGGGCGGTGATTATCTTACAACTGTATTAAAGATAAACAACCGCTTTACTAAAGCAATGGTTTATGATGATCTAGAAAAAAACTTTGACAGCGTTATACAACCTGACTTTCACAGATTTTTACAAGATAACGGACTATATAAAAAAGAAGATATACTTTCACATTACCAATTTCGTGCAGTTGAGTTTTTAGAACAGTATGGTATTAAGCCTGACTCAGAAATAGGTCTTAAAGTACAACAGTTATTTAGAAACAAAGGTGCTATCGTTGAGAACCAAATGTATCTAGGTCATGACTATGAAACACATTCTGAGATTGTAGACATGTCTAAAGAAGAACTGAAAGCTGTACTAAATACTGAAAGACCTAATGAAGCTGACTACGTAGGAGATCCAGCTGGTTATGAGAAAGCACTAAAAACACACTACTCTGATGCCAATGCTATTTTTATCAAAGGTGTAACCAGTCAAAACCAGTTACCACTTAAAGGTAAGAATGGTACGTACTCAGTTAACATGGCTCCTAACATGCGAGCTAGTATAAATACATACCTTAAGAATAATCTGAGTGATGTACGTTATAGTAACGGCGAAAGCAACGAGTCTGGCTTTCAGATATTTAAAGAAGAAATGCTAGGTGTTAATAAAGATAACCCACTTGGCTATCTGATACCCGGTGCACCTGTAGGTTCTAAGAAAAAGTCTGATTACTTATTAGGTAAGTTTCCTAATCTTGAACAAGAGCTAAAAGAAGAGTGGCAAAACGAAAACGCTACTAAACTGAAAACAATGACTGCTCTTAAAAAAGATGAGCAGAAAGCTATTGCTAATCAGTTTGAGACTAGAATAAAAAATGGTGAGTTTAAAGGTGAGATGAAATGGGACGGTAAGTTCTGGACATTTTACGAACAGCATAAAGGTAACTCTTATGTAACTTCAATAGCTAACCAGTACCTAGGTCTATCAGGTGATAATATAAATTATGACTCTGCTATTGTACAAGCTATTCGGACTAACAACATACAGGACATAGCTACTGCATGGTCAATGATGGATGAGAAAGGTTCTGGATTTACTAACAAAGAACAAAAATTAGAACTTGCTTACAAAAACTGGCAAGAGTTAGCTAATCATTTTAAAGTAGATATTAGTGGACTTGACGACTTTATAGATCTCTCATCTAAAGGTATAGCTGTAGATATGATGGGTCGTGATAATATATCTAAATCTAAAACTATCACACAAGAAGGTGTAACTCAAAAAGTAACAGCTTTACTACTAGCAACTTACAGTAATATGCAAGGTGAAAACGCTGAAGATAGATGGAACAAAAGCTTAGAGCTTGTTAAGTCTATGGCTGGTTATGGTGATGGTAAAACTTTAGAGATAAACAACTTTGACGATAACTCTGTACGTGGCTGGGGTCCACTTAGGCACAAGCAAGTAGGTAGTCAAATTATTTTTACTAACAGTGCAGAAGCTGGTAGAAATTATAATGGTATTACAGAACTAGAAATTAACGATATGTTATCTGATGAGAATGATACAATCTTTGATGATGAAACAGAAGTTAATTATACTAATCTTGAAAAGCTAGCAGCTGTTGTGCAGTATGGCATGAGAGAACATAGTAGATCAGGAGAAGGTATATCCGATCAAGATTTATATGATTATCTTGTTACTGGTAGTACTAAGAATGACTTACTAAATCATATTGTTAAAGATCGTTTAGGTAAAGATATACCAGTTAGTGAATTTAAGAGAAGCTTAGAACCATTACTTGATGCTAAGTTTTATAGTAAAGTTGTAATGATGGATGGAGACGAGTGGTGCAACTATAAGTTTGGACCCGGATCTTCTAACCTTAGTGCTAAAGATAAACCTACAGCTATATGTGTACAGACGATTGAAAAACAATTAGGCGTATCTGCATGGGAAGTCTTGGTCGATGACAAGGTACGAGAAAAACTTAATAACATGTTACAGGAGAGAAATTAATGGAAGAAGAGAATAAAGAAGAACTGATAGCTGGAGCTCCTATGAGATTCCAAGAGAATGCTGTAAATGCTGAACCAGTATTTCCTTCACCATTTAATTCTAAGATTGGTAACAGTACTGTCGACTTGTCAGACAAGGCTAATAATGACGCCATGTTAAAAGAGTATGATAACTGGTGGGATTTTGGTCAGAAAAAAGGTTTCTTAGGAATGAATTACTTGACTAAAGATGAGTCTGTTCTTGCTGAAAGAAATCAAATGAGAGATGAATGGTATCAAAAATATCACGGCATGTCTTACGAAGATTATAAGAAAGGAGTAGATGAGCGTACTGATACTAATTCACTTAAGCTTATAGGTCAACGCTTAGATAATAACTTTCAAGGTTTATCTGCACCCGGTATAGGACTACTTGACTTTGGTATGGATGCAGCTGGTACATTGATACCCGGCTTTGATAAGGTAGATGAAAAGTATGACAAAGCTACAATGCTTGATAATCCTGTTCATCAAATGGTAAGACGTGTATCGTCTATTGTATTACCTACTATCTTAGGTGGTGGCTATGCCTCAAGTGCAGTTAATGCTAAATTATCTGGTGGTGCATTATTTACCAAACCTTGGTTTACAAAACTAGCTGCTGATTTAATGACACAGGTAGGTGTTGATGCTACAGTATTAGCACTTAGTGATGTTGGAGAAGATGATAGTATTACTACAGAACTCAGCAACATGTTTCCTGAGACATTCGGACCAAAGGGTAGGGTACCTTTGCCTGACTTTTTTAGAACTGCTGACAGCGATAGCCCCGGTATAAGAAAAGTTAAGAACATGCTAGAGTCAGCACCATTTGCTATACTTGGTAGTGTTATTGGATCTTTTATCGACGTAAAAAATGGTAAGCAAACTATGGGCTGGTTTGATCCTAAAGACGGTGTATCTCAACAATATAAACAAGGTGTACTTAAGTTTGGTGGTGATCCTGACATACTTATACGTATACAAGAAATAGACGAACTGCTATCACTAGGTCGTAAAAACCTAAGTAGGCAAAATGAGAACTTACTGATTAACGAAAAGTTAAACTTAGAAGCACAGTTAGGAGATCCTAGTATTGACGTATCAATGAATCGTCAGGCTGAGATTAATGCTAGTGAAGCTGATGCAGCTATAGATAGAAAGATTGCTAACAACTTTGAGCAGCTAGAACTAGATATTAATGGTCTAGATCCTGACTTAAATGCTGACTTATTATCTGATGCAGCAAAAACTAAACAACAAGTACCTCCCGGTAACGTAGCACGTAACATAGCAGATACTACAGCTATTAAAACTGGTTCATCATCTGGAGATCCAGCACCTATAATTACAGATTCCATGAGAAAAAAAGGTCTTATGGTAGGCTCTACAAGTCGTGATGCTGTAATGGGTGTATCCGAAGCTGCTAGAATGGCTGGTAGATTCGATGCTATCGTAGATGGTGTTAGATTTAGTGCCAAAGAAATGAACGCAGCAGCGTGGGGTATTTATATGGATATCATAGATCCCATGTCTACTGTTGACGATGTAAAAGCATTGTTCTTAGAAAACAGAGATGTAAAGAACTTAATGCTTGGTAAGTTTAAGATAGAAGTAATTAACGAAGATCAGGCTAGAGCAGCGGCGTTTGCTATGCGTGACCTTGTTGACAGATTTTTAGGTAGAGAAGTGACAGCATCATCTGGTAGAGTTATGGATACTCTAGGTAGAGAAGCTGCTACGATTGCAGCATCTATAACAGACATGGCTCCATTTGTAGATGATGCACATGCTATGGATATTGTGCTTGACAAGTTACTATTCTTGATGGATGAGTATGCACTTAATAAATACCTATCTGGTTGGTCACTACGTAACAAGAACTGGTTTGACCAGCTCCCACCACGTAATGCAGAAGAAGGTATACAGACACTGTTAGAAGAGTTTAAAACTGCTGAGAATAGTATTCATGCTAAGAATCTAAAGTTTACTAAAACACTTAAGGAACTACGTAAGAATAAACCAGAAGCATTACGTCCTTTGATTGACGCATACGCACATACTAATGGTGATGTAGATAGTCTCGCTAAACTATACAAATGGGCAGCAGATCAGATTACACCAGTAGGTATGTTAAAAAGTCCTGATCCTAAAAACATGAACTTGTTTGCTAAGGCTGCATGGGGTGTACGATACAACAATATGTTGTCAGGTATATCTGCATTTAGAGCTGGTGTAGGTAATGGTGTACAACTTTTACTTAGACCTATGACAGCTGTATTAGGACATGCTGTAACTGGTAACTGGGATGGTATACGACGTACTATATATTATAATGGTGCTGTCTGGGAAACAAACAGACGTGCATTAACTGATGCGTACCAGATGATGAAGAGAACTCATAAAGATCCTACTGCTATGATGGCACAGTTTCGTAAAGACTTTGTATTTAAGACTGACAAAGCTTGGGACATCATGGATGACATGGCTAAGTTATATGAGATTGATGGTAACTGGGGTAGAGCATATCAATTAAAGATGGCATCTAGACTTAAGCAAATAGCTGGTATGAAAGGTTTACGTTATGGTATGACTGCTATGGTATTTCCTGACGTATTTACAACCACACACCTAGCACATTACTTAGCTAGAGCTAAAGCTTATGATGATGTATTCTACGAATTTGGTAGTATATATGGTAAGGCAGATCTACTAAAAGAAGCAGAGCTAAAGTATTATAATGAGTTCTTCGATGCTGATGGACTTGTTAAAGATAAGACGTTAAAAGCTATGGCTGGTGAAATACAGCTAAACTTAGATGACGGATTAGCTAGCTACCTTACAGATGCTACAACAGCATATCCTATACTCAAAGAAGTTATGGCGTTTCCACGTACAGCTTCTAACTATATGAGAGCTGCTGCATCATGGACACCTATTACATTAATACCGGGTATTAGTAAGTATAGTAAAACTATATATGCTAAGACTACTGATGACATAGCTGAAGCTTTACTAGAACATGGTATCGTTATGGCTAAAGAGCCTAATGCACAGGTTATCTTTGAAAACTTACGTGCAGAGTATGTAGGTAGAATGGCGTTTAGTAGCTTACTTGTATCTACATTATTTGGTTATGCTATGGCTGGTAACATTCGTGGTAATGGTCATTACAATGCAAGTGAACGTAACAAGCAAAGAGACCAGATGGGTTACATACCTAAGACTATACGTATAGGTGACAAGTGGGTAAGTTTTAAAGGTATCATAGGTATTGAACATATTTTAACTATCATAGGAGATTTAGCATACTATGCTAGTGACATTGACGAGAACCTACTTGAAAACTGGGAGTCTAAGTTAGCTTGGACTATCGGTGCTACATTCCTAAATGAAACACCTTTAGCTGGTGTAGAGCCTTTGTTTGATGCTCTAAACGGTAACGTACGTGCATTTAACAGACTTGTATCACAAAGTGTATCATCATGGATTCCAGCTAGTGGAGGTCTAGGTGTTGTTGCTAATGCTACAGACGCTGCACAAAAAGATATTAATGGTGAAATTATTGCATTTGTTAAAAATAGAATACCCGGTCTAAAGAGTCAACTTCCTAATCAGATAGACATATGGACAGGTGAACCTATTAACGATATAGATAATCCATTCTTACGTGCACTTAATGCTATTAGCCCTATACAGGTTAACGGGTCTAATGAACCTTGGAGACAGTTTCTAATGGACATTCAGTACAGAGGCTTAGGTATACTTAAGTTTGACTCTACTGGATCATATGAATGGAAACCAGAAGACAGAGAAATAATAAATAAATATATTGGTGAGCAAAAACTGTATAAAGAGATCGAGCGTATTATGAATCGCAAAGATTATCAGAAACAGATCAAAGCTCTTAAGGCACTGAGAAATCAGAACAACCAAACCAATAAAGATAAAATAGAATTAAAAACCACTCTACTACCCATACATCAAGATCTAAACCAAGTCATTCGTGAAGCTTTAAAAATAGCTGAAGCGAGATACTTACGTGAACATCCACATGTACAAACATCTATCTATAATGCACAACAAGCTAAGTTACGCATGAAGGAAGGTAATGTTGAAGGTGCTGGTGACATACAAAAAAGAGATCTTGAAACTAAACAATTAATCGAATACGGTAACTAAAATGAGTGCTGTTACACAGAACCAATATACCCAGCAGAACAACACAACTGTTCTGTACAATTTTACATTCCCATATCTTAAGACATCAGACGTTAAAGTAAGTCTTGATGGGGTTGCTACTACAGCTTTTACACTAGCTAACGCAACCACAATACAATTAAATACTGCTCCTTCCGTAGGAACCAACATCAGAATATTTAGAGAAACAGGTATTGACGATCTAACAGCTACATTTTATGCTGGGTCAGCTATCAAATCAGAAGACCTTAACGATAACTTTACACAGAACTTATTTGTTACACAAGAGGTGAACGCACGTTTCTTGAACATTCTTGGTGGTAACAAAATGATCGAAGATGTACAACTAGGTCAGAATGCAGATCTAGTTTTTGAGGGTTCTTCTGATGATGCTAATGAAACTACATTATCAGTAGTTGATCCTACCGCAGATCAAACATATAGATTACCTAACTTATCTACTGGTACTTATGACTTAGTAAGTACTGGAGATACTGGCACTGTAGCCAGAGCCATGATTGCAAACGATGCAGTCAATGGTACAAAAATAGACGACAATTCTATAGACTCAGAACACTACGTAGATGGGTCTATAGATCGAGTCCATCTAGCCGCAGACATAGTAGACGGTACAAAAATAGCAGATGATGTTATTAACTCTGAGCATTATGTAGCTGGTTCTATTGATAGAGAACACCTAGCAGCTGACATAGTAGATGGAACTAAAATAGCAGACGATGCTATCGCTAACGAGCACATAGCAACTGATGCAGTCAATGCAGACAGTATTGCTAACAATGCTGTAGATACTTTAGCTATACAAAACCTCGCAATTACTAATGGTAAATTAGCAGACAATGCAGTCACTCAAGCTAAGATGGCTGATGATTCTGTCGGAACTGCTGAACTGGTAGATGGTTGTGTAGATTCTGATAGACTTGCTGCTAACTCTGTAACACTAGCTAAGATGACTGACAACTCTGTTGGTACATCTGAGTTAGTTAATGATGCTGTAACTGAAGTTAAGATTGCAGACAATGCAGTTTCAATGGATAAGTTAAGTAATGGTGCATTACCAACTGATATATCCGTAGCTAGTGCTAACATAGTAGATGGTACAATCGTAGAAGCTGACATAGCTGACGATGCAGTTACAAATGATAAAATATTAGATGGTACATTAGATGGTAGATACTTTACAGAGACTGAATTATTAGGCGGATCTCTAGATGGTAGATATTACACAGAGACAGAAGCTGAAGCTAAATTTTTAAGACAAGACTCTAGTGAAACTATTGCTAGTGGAGTTACATGGTCAGCATCTGATGCTTTTGTAGCTACCACTGCTGCTATAGATTTACGTATTATTGAGCTCGTAGATGATGTAGGTGGTTTTGTACCTATAGCAAATGAAACAAGTTTCCCTGCAACTAATCCTGATATCAACAGTCCCGCATCTGGTGGTACTATTGTATCAGTCAAGACAGCTTCGACTAACTTAGTTCCTAGTAGTGGAACAGTTACTATTGCAAACGGTAGAGGAACTGGCAACGCAGTTGTTATAACAGGTGTTACTGCTACCATACCTTCGGGTTTTGGATTCTTGGTAGAAACAACTTCTACAGATCACACATACGCATTTCACAGATTAGTACCAAAAGCAACAGAAGTTACAACAGTTGCAAACAATGTAACTAATATTGTAGCCGCTGGTGCAAACGTAACTGATATAAATAACTTTGTAGACCTTTATCAGATAAGCACCTCTGCACCTACAGCTAGAGCTGATAGCTCAAGCTTACAAGTCGGAGACCTGTGGTTTGATAGTTCATCTAACAAAGTGTTAATGATCTATGATGGTAGCTCTGGAGATGGATTTACTGCTGCTACACCTAACGCATCTGACTTAGTAAACATTAATATTGTAGCTGGTCAAATAACATACCAAGAAGATTTAGGTCTCATAACTAACGCAGTAAGTACAGGAAGTGGTAATAACTCTGTTAATACTGTAGCTGGATCTATTTCAAATGTCAATACAGCAGCTACAAACATAGCTAAAATTACAACAGTTGCTGATGACCTTAACGAAGGTACATCCGAAATAGACACAGTTGCTACTAATATTACAAATGTAAATAATGTTGGAAATAATATTTCTAATGTTAACGCTGTTCATACCAACGCATCAAATATTAATGCTGCGGTTTCTAACGCAAGTAATATTAACGCTGCTGTATCAAACGCAACTAATATCAACACAGTAGCTGGAAATAATACTAATATAAATACAGTTGCTGGAGCTAACTCTAATATAACTACTGTAGCTGGATCTATAAGTAATGTAAACACTGTTGGTAGTTCAATAGCTAATGTAAACACAACTGCAAGTAATATTGCAAATGTAAACAACTTTGCTGCTACATATCAGATAGCATCTTCCAACCCATCACAAGATGGAGGTGGTAATTCACTAGCTGCTGGAGATCTATACTTTAATACTTCTTCTAACGAATTAAGAGTATATAATGGTAGTACATGGCAAGGTGGTGTTACAGCTACTGGTAACTTAGCTGGTTTAGGTGCTAACACATTTACTGGAAACCAGACAATTAATGCAAACATTATTGTATCAGGTACTGTAGATGGTGTAGATATAGCTGCATTTAAAACTTCATTTGACAATCTAAGCACAGATATAGTTAATGACACTACTCCACAACTAGGTGGAGCATTAGATGGACAAAATAACAACATGTCTAACATAGGAACAATAGACGGATCAAACTTACAACTCGACTTCGGAACACTTTAAATGGCAAAATTATTAAAATTAAGACGTGGAACTACCACGCAACATAGTAGCTTCGCTGGAGCCGAGGGTGAAGTTACCGTAGATACTGATAAGGATACTCTTGTCGTACACGACGGCTCAACAAATGGCGGTCATCCAATAGCAGCAGAAGACTTAACTAATGTTTCGTCTGCTACTATTGCTGGTAGATTAAATAATGACTCTCTTGCAACATCTAAAATTGCTGCTGGTGCTTTACCAACAGACGTAACAGTTGCAGATGCAAATATATCCGGAAACTTAACAATAGAATCAGCAGACATAGTTGACGGAACAATCGTAAACGCAGACGTTAACGCATCGGCTGCTATAGCTGGTTCAAAACTTGCTAACCCAATATCTTTAGCTGATGACCATAAAATCTCATTTGGTACTGGTTCTGATAATAATTTAGAAATATTCCACGAAAGCAGTTCAAATACAAATGAAATTATTGCTGCTGATGGTGATATACATATTCAAGCTGATAACTTTATGCTTATCAGTGATGATACTGCTGGCAGAGCAATTTATCTAGATAATGGTAATAGCCGATTAGAACTAGGTTTTGACGGAAACGATGATGCTTACTTTACTGGTAGCGGAGTTACCTTTAGTACAAATGTAGATGCAAACGCTGGTCTTGATGTAACAGGAACTATAACTTCAACTGGAAATATAACTACTAATGGACAAATAAATATTGCAAGCACAAGCCCTAGATTACATTTAGATGATACTAACAGTGAAGATGACTTTTCTGTTTATAATCAGAATGGTAGTTTTCTGGTATATAATGAAGACGATAATAGAGCTGATATAACTATTGCTTCAGATGGTCAAATAGATTTTGCTGGAAACGTAGATTGCAACTCAGGATTAGACGTAACAGGAAACATCACAGTATCAGGAACGGTAGATGGTGTAGACGTAGCTGCTTTAAAAACAGCAAAAGATAGTTTATCAGCCAGTAACGGAGTAATTAAGAGTGGTGTTGAATTAGCTAGTGGTGTTATCACATCTACTCAGGCACAGTCTGATAACTCAACTAAAGTTGCTACAACTGCATATGTAAGATCAGCAGTTGCTGGCGTTGTTGATAGTGCACCGGCTACTTTAGATACACTTAATGAATTAGCAGCAGCTCTTGGAGACGATGCTAACTTCTCAACAACAATTACCAACTCAATAGGTACTAAAATGCCTTTGTCTGGTGGTACATTTACTGGCAACGTTACCGTACAAGGCGATCTCGCCTGTCAAGGTGGTACTGGTGCTATAAGTGTTGGTGGTGGTAGTGATATTCGTCTTACTGGTGGTAGTTGGACAGGAGAATTTACTAGCGGTATAAAAATACAACCTAATACTAATGATAGTTATTTTCAATATCAAGGTGGTTTATACTTTAGAAACCCAAGTGGTTCCAATTTAATATCATTTGATAGCTCTGCTAATATAGTTGCTTCTGGTAACATAACAGCTTATTCTGACGAAAGACTAAAAGAAAACATACAGACAATTAATAATGCTCTTGGTATCTGCGGTAAGTTACGTGGTGTTAGTTACAAATGGAAAGATGCTAATACTACATCTATAGGTGTTATTGCTCAAGAAGTAGAAGCAGTAATACCAGATATAGTTTTAACTAATACTTACAAAGATCCAGCTGATGGAACAGAAACTGAGGTTAAATCAGTTGACTACGGAAAAATAGTAGGCGTACTTATAAACGCAATAAACGAACTTAAAGCAGAAGTAGACGCATTAAAAGGAGGTAGCTAATGGCTTTACAAAGCGATGGAGCGATTACTCTTGCACAGATTGCTGCTGAATTTGGTGGTTCTACACCTCACTCTCTTTCTGAGTATTACCGAAATGGCAGTTTTGTTACATCAAATAACACGAACGTACCTACATCTGGTACTATTGATTTTGCTGACTTTTATGGTGCTGTTAAACAGATTACTGTTACGATAAGTTCTGGTGCTACTAACCAAAACGCATCAACTTTATTTGGTTCTAACTTTACAAGTAATGTTCCTAAGATTTTAATTATCAATAGTGGTGTTGAGCTAGGTGCTACATCTTTATCTAATTACGCACTACAAGTGCCTTCTGGAATGAGTGGTACTTTAAATATTCAAAACGCTGGTACTATATCGGGTGCTGGTGGAGATGGTAGTACATCTTTATCTAGTGCTGGTGATGCTGGCGGTACTGCTCTTTTTATTGCTTCTTCAAACGTAACCGTAACCAACACAGGAACTATCCGTGGTGGCGGTGGCGGCGGAGGTCGTGGTAATAATGGTGTACAGGGTGGAACTACTAACCCCGGTGGTGGTATATATTGTTTCTCTGGTACTGCTGGACAAGGTGGTAACGGAGGTAACGGACAAGGTTACGACCAATCCCAAACAAATGGTGCTGGTGGTGGTGCACGTGGTGCTGGTTCACATACTGGAGGTGCTTTCGGTGCTTTCTATTGTGGAGGTTATAACGCTTCAACTGATGGATCTGCTGGTGGTAACGGTGGTACATATGGTAACGCTGGTCAAAACGGAGTCGATAATGGCTCTGCTGGAGGAGCAGCTGGAAAGTACATTCAACTATCAGGTGTTAGTTATACATTAAGTAACTCTGGAACATTACAAGGAAACGCTCCTTAAATGGAAATACCAGCCATAGTAATACCTGATGTTGAAAAGATAGAAACAATATCTATACCATTACCTACTGCTGACGTCCCTAGTTATGTACCCTTAGTTGTACCTCCAAGCGATTTGGAAGAACCAGAGGGTACAAAACCTGTAGAAACAGTTGCACCTCCCGCACCTGTACTGAACTTACCACCCTTACCACCTATTCCTATACCTCCAACTGAGGTTTTAGTTCCTACAGTTATTACAGCTGTTACAGCCGTAGCAGCTACAACTGTAGCAACTCCTATTATACAGGATATCAAAGAAAGAATAACAAAGTTCTTAAATAATAAAATAAAGAAATGGAAAGAAAACCGGAAGAAAAAAAGGGAATCTTTACAAAACTCAAAGAAAACATAGATGACCATGATGAACAGATGCAAGTACTAGGTGCAGCAGTGCGTCTAGGTGTTGTAATCTGGTCAGGGTTTATTATTACCTTAAGTTATGTTGAACTGCCTATGATTAAAAAGTCAGCTACAGCAGGCGATATCACTTTCGTGGCTTCGATTTTTACTGGTGCACTTGCCACATTCGGTTTGTCCACAGGTAATGGTAAAAAAGATAAAGAACAAAAACCAAAGACATGAAGAAACTAATTCTTCTCTTAGCATTGTTATCACCCGCAGTTGCAAGAGCTAATACTGTCACGCCCCAGTTTACTACAGGGTCGATGAATAGTACAACTACAACAACCCAAACGATAACTGAGGTCGAGCAACGTCAGGTTTTCGGAGCTGCCGTCAATACATGGAGCGGTAGTAATATATCAGCAGCTCATAGTGCTGGTATTGCTGGTGGAGATGCAGTATTTACTGTAACTGATACCACATTACCTTGGAACTTAGAAGTTACAACTCGTGCTGCTGGCGTCGTAGAACAATGGGATACTACAAGAAACTATACAATAAACTCCACTACTACATCGCTGTCTGTCTTCTCACAGTAGGACCAGCGTTTGCAGAGGGAGATACAAATAATAGCTCAAATCCTGTGGCAGCAGCTACAGGTAATGTGACAAACCAAGCCGTACAGTTTCAAAACAACGGCTCAATGTCACGTCAAAACTATGGTCCGAACATATCATGTAACGGATCTACTATGACATTTAGTCCATTTTATATGGGCAATCATACAAAACCTTGGGAAGTAGGAGAAGACTCAGGTATGTCTCCTAGTAGTTATACCTTATCCGAAAACTGGGGTTTTCAACTTAACTTTATGGTTCCTTTAGACAAAAGTGGTCTTGAACAATGCAGACGTATTGCCAAGCGTCAAGAGGAAAAGATGCAGTTAGATTACGAACTTGTACGAGCACTTAAATGTGCAGAGTTACAACGTCAAGGTTTTACCATAAGACCGGGTACACGAGTAGCTTTTCTGTGTCAAGACATCGTACCTATACAGTCATTACTACCACCTAAACAAAAAGAAAAGAAATTTAAATTATTCTAATGAGCACCCTATCAAATCAAATAGCAGCAAGAGAAGCTGACGCTAAAGCTAAAGTAGCAGCTGCAAAAAAGAAAGCACCTAAATCTAAAAAGGAGGTTAAATAATGTTTGCATTACTTAAACCATTAGTTCTTACAGGACTAAAAAGTGACAAGTTTAAAAAGTTTGTAGTTGACTTACTAGAAAAGCTAGTTGAGTCTACAGATAACGAACTAGACGACAGAGCACTACAAATCGTTAAAAAAGGACTAGATATCGAATGAGCGAAACAAGAGTAATACCTAAGAAAGCAGACGAAGAAAGTTTTAACGAGCTTCACTACCTTGTTACACAAGAATTTTTACGTTTGATAAAATGTGGAGAAGCAAAGACTCAAGATTTGAAAGCAGCATGTGATTGGTTAAAAACTAATGACATTACAGGTGTTGCTCTTGAGGGCAGTCCACTTGACAAATTAGCTTCGATAATACCGAAGGTAGACCCAGAATTAGTAAAGAGCAGACTTTATGGCAAGACCCGGACCTAAACTTAGTCCTAACCCCGGTAAAACTGCAAGATTTTACAGGAAAAACAAAAAGTCACGTGAGAAGCATAGGCGTACTCAGAGAGCTATCAACAGCACACCAGCTAAGAAAGCATACAGACGTGACTTAATGAAGATACGTAGAGAACGCAAACCCGGACCACAGACAGATATGTCACATAAAGGTGGAAGGGTCGTGGCAGAATCACGTAAAACAAACCGAGGTAGAGGCGGAGCGAGCAGAACTTAATGACACCATTACTACCAAACCCTGATTACTATTTACACAATTTAATAACCATGACAAGTTCAGAATCTAAACGGCTCTGGAGAAGAGCTATCAAAGAGCACTTTAATTGTACATGCGTTTATTGCGGAGAATTTCATGAATTACACAACCTTACAATCGACCACGTACGCCCCAAATGCAAAGGGGGTACAGATACAACGGCGAATGTTGTACCCTCGTGTCGACGATGCAATCAGGACAAAGGTAGTAGAGAATGGCAAGACTGGATGAGGTCGACATTCGGTAAAACAGATAGAGAACAAACTATTTTATCACACATACAATGACAACAGCCCCATTCCGATTTCAAGAAGAAGAGGATGAGTATAGTTATTTTAATGAACTAAGAGACAAAAAACTTAGTCAGGAAAAAGATCCCGGACCTATTATTAGGTTTTTAGAAAACATATTTCCGTTTACTAAAGATTTTGAAGCAGGCTATTCAGATACTCTTAACTATACACCAGCTGATACTCAGGACTTAATGGAAACATTTTTGTCCAAAGAAAACTCAGGTTTAGGTTTTCAAAAAACTGTTAAAAAGGACTATACTGATTTTAATGGCAGAGGTCCCGGAACTTTATATTTATCAGATGATAAAGGTAAACCTACTTTTAATTTTTATCCTAAACCACCACCAGAGTGGATGGCTGAAAATGCTACAGCTCTTGCACGAGCAGAGTTTACAGCTAATTTTTTTATACATACAGCTCCAATCACAACACCTTTTGCGATGAAGACTCAGCCTACAAAAGTAGTTCTGAATGATAAATTTTTAACAAAAGGTAAAGATGTAACTGGTACATTACCCGGATCTAAAGGCGGAAAGACCTTACTACAGCAAAGAAAAGCTAATAAAGAAATACTAACTGAGTTTGAAAAAACAGGTTATGGTAAAACTAACATAGCTCAAAACGCAGTTAATGACGTATATAATAAGTCACCTGTTGATGTACGTGCTATAGTTAACATTGCTAAAAAGAATAAGATTAGTTATAAGCAAGCTGAAGCATACTTAGAAATGCTGAAAACTGGTGTAAAACCAAATATGGATATTAAGCCCGGTTCATCTATGACTAAACAGCTGGAAGAAGGAACAACTCAAGGTTCTGGTTCTATTAATAAAGCATTATCAAGACTGCAAAAGATAAAGAAAGATAGAGGTATAGATCCTAATATAAAAAATATGCTTCAAAATAATACAGGTATGCCCGGTAGAGGAAAAGATGAAACATACCCAGATTATGTTAGAAGAATGTTAACTACATATGGTGCTAGACCTGATGAAAACGGTAATCTAGTTATGACTAGAGAAGCATTTGCTAATATTAAAAACCCTAACATTAGAAGAGAGATAGCTCAGTTATTACTTACACCTCTTAGCCAAGGTGTTAAAGGTTCGTTTCTTAAACAAAAACTTCCTAAAAATGCAAAGCTAAACAAAGATCTAGAAGCTTATAACAAAAAATATGGTGCTCGTGCAGACTTACATCACGGCTACCCATCAGTTATAGGTATTGAGTTTTATCTTGATAATCCACATATGGGTGCTCAATGGAAAGAGTATCAAGCTATAGCTGATAAATATGGTAACGTACCCGGTCAGCCTATGGTTGAAGGTAGAGATAACCTAAAATCTTTACCTAGTAGTATACCTTCAACTATAACAAATAGAAAAACAAAAGAAAAAACACCTAACCCAGCTTATGTAGAGGCTAAAGAAGGTCTTGCAAAATTAGGAAGAAAGATTCCTCAACATATTCATCAGATTATACATGATTCATTTCTTACAAACGAAATGGGTCAAACAGGTCAGAAGTTTTGGGAAAAATGGGAACCTATTATTTTTAGAAAAGGTAAAAAAGGTTGGCTTGAAGCATACGAAGCATTTAACGAAATAATCGCTAGAAACAGAGCTATGTATAATGAAGCCTTAGCTCAACTTGACGTATTCTTTAGTAAAGCTTCACTGAGTGAAAATCCAGAAAAATTAGTAGAATTACTAGAACAGTATGTTGCTAGAGGTAAAATTACAATAGGACAAGGTTTAGTGAGAGATAAAGACGGTAATGTAGTTATCACTAAAGAAGGTACAGATACAGCTTTATCTACTATGAAGTTTGTAGAGTATCAGCAAGATGCTGTACAATACATAGTCGAAGATGCTTTAAGAGACTTTAAAAAAGAGGCTAACAAATTATTAGAAAACGATCCTAGACTAAAAGATGTAGCAGCAGAAGTTGCGGGAATACCCGGATTAACTCAAGCTGAAATAAAACGAGCTGAATTTTTATTATTTAAAATTAAGTATTATAATAGTATTCTTTTAACTGATGGAAAAAGTCGAGCTTATCAAGTTACTCAGATCAGTGCAGCACAACATAAAAAACACGTAGATGAGTATTATGATCTAATACAGTTAAAATTACCGATAGAAGTACCTAAAGGTTTTATACAGCTAAGTGTTTTTAAAAATACAAAACTGCCAGATCTTAATAGGCAATTAGAACTGATTTTAGATCAGCAATTAGAGTTAGATTTATGACGGATAATGAAATAATAGATAGTCTCAAAGGTGACTTTAAGCTTTTCCTACAAGCACTGTGGGAAGAGCTAGGTCTACCTAGTCCTACCAGAGCTCAGTATGCCATAGCTGACTACTTACAGAACGGACCAAAGCGTTTGCAGATCCAAGCGTTCCGTGGTGTAGGTAAGAGCTGGATTACTGGTGCATTTGTGTTATGGACACTATTTAATGACAACGAAAGAAAGATTATGATTATCTCTGCGTCAAAAGAACGTGCAGATAACATGTCTATCTTCTTACAAAAACTAATTATAGAAACACCATGGCTAAACTATCTAAGACCGAAAGCGGACGACAGCAGATGGTCAAGGATCTCCTTCGACGTAAACTGTTCACCGCATCAGGCTCCGTCAGTCAAAAGTGTTGGTATTACTGGTCAGCTGACGGGGTCCAGAGCGGACTTAATGATTTTGGACGACGTGGAAGTACCGGGAAACAGTATGACGGAGTTGATGCGTGAGAAGTTACTTCAACTCTGCACAGAAGCCGAAGCAATCCTTACGCCGAAAGACGATAGCCGTATTATGTATCTCGGGACTCCTCAGACTACTTTTACTATTTATCGTAAGCTGGCAGAGCGGAGCTATCGACCATTTGTTTGGCCGAGTAGATACCCAACAAGAAAAAAACTTACACAGTACGAAGGACTACTAGCACCTCAAATACAAGAAGATCTGGATATGGGTGCAGAAGAGTGGGAAGTTACAGATCCAGACAGATTTAGCGAAGATGACCTACTAGAAAGAGAAGCAGCTATGGGTCGGAGCAACTACATGCTTCAATTTCAACTCGACACAAGTTTAACAGATGCAGAAAAGTTTCCCCTTAAAATGGCTGACCTTGTGGTTACTAGCGTCAATCCTACTTCTGCTCCTGATAACGTGGTCTGGTGTTCAGATCCAGCAAATGTTATAAAGGATGCACCAACAGTAGGACTACCCGGAGACTACTTCTACAAGCCAATGCAGCTGCAAGGAGAATGGGGTCCGTATGATGAAACCATATGCAGCGTAGACCCCTCTGGAAGGGGCTCAGACGAGACCGCAGCAGCCTTTATGAGCCAACGCCATGGCTTTCTATACCTACATGAAATGAGAGCGTATAGAGACGGTTACAGTGACAAGACACTACTGGACATATTAAGAGGATGTAAGAAGTATAATGTAACTAAACTTGTAATCGAGACAAACTTTGGAGATGGAATGGTCAGTGAACTATTTAAAAAACATATTCAACAGACGCAACAACACATCGATATCGAGGAGGTTCGTGCCAATGTTCGGAAAGAAGACCGAATTATTGATGCTCTTGAACCTGTCCTTAACCAGCATCGTCTTGTTGTGGATCGTGCTGTTATCGACTGGGACTATAGGTCGAATAAAGACAGTGCACCTGAGAGTCGCCTCCTCTATATGCTCTTTTACCAGATGAGTCGGATGTGTCGTGAGAAAGGTGCAGTCAAACATGACGATAGGTTGGATACACTTGCACAAGGTGTAAAGTATTTTACTGATGCGTTGTCGATTAGTGCTCATGATGCGATAAAACTAAGAAAAAGAGAAGAATGGGATAGTATGTTAGAAGATTTCTTGACTTGTCCTCATAGATCTGCTAATCACCTTGTATTAGGCATGAATAAGCAGCAAAGAGAGGAAGCAATGGGTCTAGAAGGCAATTCTAACGTCAAAACGTGGATATAAACCGATCCCTCACGTATACAGGGGACGAGAAGGGTGGACTCGACCCCCAGAGGGAGACTAACATCTCCCTCAACCTATTACTTGTTATCATATGAGTTGATAACTCTTAATATACTACAATTAACTAACAAACATGAAGTATATACAGAAATATAAGGCTGCACTGAAGTTAAACAGATGGCCGATGATAGATTATGTCAAACAAGCCGAAGAAGAGCAGCAGAACCGCATAGATAGGCTCTATCCGAAAAAATAACATAAATTTTGCTGCCCTATTGGCGTTGTAGCCGGGACGCACAGCCCCCCAACGGTCTCCGTATTATTAATAAATAACAAGTTTTGCCAGTTACTCACAAGAATTAATTATTATTTCACTGTAATTCTTATTAGTTTATGTCGCTATCTGTTGCGGTATCATCTTAGACGCATGAGATTCACAATCAATGCGACTCAAATAAGATGTGTGGTACAGCTCAAATCTCAACACAGTCTCAGTATAATAGACTATAATATGTATATAAGAGATAAGGAGATTCAAAACATGACTAACATAAATACAGTAACAAATACAGCGTTCGGTAAAACATTACATTATGTTGTTGATGACTACTATGCAGATGCAATTAAAACATTAACAGGTAAAAAGACTATTAATGATAATGATATTATTGCACTAATGCAGTTAGGACTTACAGTTAATAACAATACATTACAAGAGCTAATCGCTGTTTAATTATAATTAAGGAGAAATATATTATGAACCATCAAAGATTTAAGTTTTACAAACACTCTGCTGAGTATTATAAATCATTATACAATACGATTACTGAGTTAGAAGAATTAGATTTAAAACCAAGTTTAAGTCAATACAATTCAACAATTAATTATAATCGTAAAAGTAAGTTTATTAAATCAAATAGTAATACTAATAAGACACATAAGAAAGTTGGTTGAGACTTATCGTGAGTCTTATGAGATTCACAATCATTATCACAATCAGTCTCATGCGTCGCATTATACTCATGTGGTATTGCTCAAATATCATGTTAGACTCAATTTAAGATGCTATAA